GTATATGTTATTGCATCTAATAAAGAAGATTTACCAGATGTATTAGCAGCAAATAAACCACATACACTTTCTAAACATGTAAAGTCTACAACGTTTCCTTGACCATATGAAAACATATTGTCAAATTCAAATGTTAATGGTTTCCATGTAACATGGCGTACTGATTCTAATACTGGTAATTTTGAGTTTGTATTTCTATTAATATGTCTTATAGCATCTATTTCAGCGTCTGTTGATTGTGGAAAATTAGTTGCTACATAATCAGTTAATAAAGTATTTTGATATTCTACATCTCGTATATTTCCAATTGTAGAATTAGTATTAGAATTAATATTAGAATTATTAATAGTCCTTTGAATACTTATATCTTGTACACTATAACGTTTTTTAATAGTTGTAATTAACCGTTTCATATCAGACGCATCGGTATTATCAAATTTAATACGTATTCTTGGCTTTTTAGGCATATGTTTAGGATATTCAATTATTTTAGCTCCTTTGGTAATTAATGTTACATAACCATAATCATTTTCTATTTTAACAAATTCAGAAGTTTTTGTAGCTACATCCCAAACTAATATTCCATGTTCTAATGCTTCTCCATGATTTTGCTGAATAAGAGAACCAGGATATCCTATAGTTTTTTCTTTATTTAAAAATTGTGCTGGTTTATGAATATCTCCTAATAAAACTAAATCATGTCCTTCAAAGTTTTCAGTAGTTACATGTTTATTAGAAATAACATAACCAATATCTGTTGTAGCAGTATCTACCGCTCCATGATGAAGTGCAATTTTATATGGAGCATTAATATCTTTGCCTCGTATATAATCATTTGGGGCAATATCAACTGCCATATGATTCCATGTTATACCACCATATTCAAAAACTTCATTATCTTTTATAAAAATTATATTAGAATTATCTAAAACTTCTAAAATAGGACTAACAGCATCTAAACGATATAAATTATTAAGATTCATGTCATGATTTCCAAGTATAACAATTGTTGGAATAGTAAATCCTTGGAAAAAATCTACTAACATTTGAATTAACTCTGGGGACATATCTAATTTGCTATGAACAATATCTCCAGTAACTACCGCTACACTATTTTCTGTTGCATTATTATTAATATAGTCAAATAAGTTTTTGAATACAATTTTATATTCTTTATGACGTTTTAAAGTTCTTATATGAATATCTGAAACATGATATATTTTATCTATCTGTTTTATAGAACTTTTAATTTTTCTTATTTCCATAATAAATTCATTTTTAACTGCATAACACGTTCAAATGTTAATATGTCAGTATCTTCTAATATTGTTCTTATTTTTTCAAAACCTAAATCAGATGCATCTTCATCTTGTAATTCAATAAAATATACATCAATTCCTTCCCCCATAAATTTTTCTGCTATATTAATAGCATTTTTTAATGCATCAGCATCTAAGCAAATATATATTTCTTTAACGTGATTTTCTATAATTTTTTTTTGTAAAGCTGAATGTATAGTTTTACCAAATAGTGGTATTGCATTTCGTTTTATTGCAATTGCATCAAATGCACCTTCACATAACACAATAGGTTGAGACCAATTTATCATTAAATCAAAACCAATAATGTCTTTAGATATTTTAGGATTTTTATGTTTATATTTATCTGCTTTATAAAATGCTCTGGATACAAAATAATTTAATTGTCCATTACAATCATAACTTGGTATTACTATTTTACCTGTATATTCTCCGGATTCACAATAACCAATTCTATATTTTAAAATATCTAATATAGAAACACCTCTTCCTTTTAAATAATGCATGGCATTCCGATAATCTGGTGTATTCTTTTTATTCCATAATGGAATATATTCTGCAGGTAATTGAATAATTTCATTTGCAGTTTCTTCGGTTTTATAAGTTCGATACTTAGTTGTATCTATAATTTTTTTTAATTGTTCAAATTTTTGTTTTGGTAATTTTAGTTGCTTGAATAAAGATAATATACTTCTGCCTTTTTTATCAGATATCCAACAATGCCATGGATTTTGTCCATTATTATCAGTATTTATATTAATTTCTAATTTTGGCTTATAATGTGATACGAATGGTGAGAAAAATGCGATATTATGACCAGACGTTGGCTTTCCTTTACCTAACACAGATTCTAGGAGGTGTAATAATTTTAAATTCTCCACAATAATATAATAAGAAAAAACTGTAACTAACCCAAGACAATAATATAATAAATAATAATGGTTAGACACATATCTGGTCTAACGATCAATTCAATACTGAATTAATCATTATAAATAATACATTTATTTTGAATATAATATTTATTTTTCACAAATCAAACCTTATTTAAAAAATTGTTTCGGATTATTTATTTTTTCTCCTTGTTGAATACATTCGGCTAACCATTCTTCTGGTATAGTTTTTTTGCTAACATGAGTTATTCCTAATTTATTTGCATAAGCTTCATATGTTGTTTTACTGGCTTTTGAAATTCTCTGATTTGGATTTTGAAATACCATTCGTATATCAACACCTGGATTGGATTGTAATACGTGTTTCATTTTTTTACGATCTGTTGCAGTCCAACGACCTTTTGTTTCTATGTACATCATAGATCCATTGCGTTTAGTAAACACGAAATCTGGTGTATATTTTGCATCTCGTTGAGGAACAATATATTTAATTACATCAGTTTCATATCGAAGTTCAAACGATGTTTCTTTAATTTGTTCAGCTACTAAAAGTTCTAATCCAGAACGGTAACCGTATTTATAAGCAGCTTGTCGTTGTTTACTGCCAGCCGTGTGCCAATGATTTTTTTTCATTATAATATAACTTTTATTTTAAATTTACCAATCAATCATTACTAAATTACCATCCCATCTCATAACATTATCAGCTTTAAAATCTAAATCTAAATCTAAGTCAGGTAATCCAATACGTTGTATATCTTGTTGTAATGCTCGTAAAAAATTAACAATTTGTTCATTATTATCTCGTGCGCCTTCTGCATCTAGATAATCAAATATCGAAACTTCTCCTCCGTGTTCTTTAGCAAAATCTTTAAATCCATTTAAAAAATTATTAATTTCATTTATTTCATTTCTGTTTATTGATTCTGCTTTTGACATTATATACATATTTTTTCCGTCTACATAATGAACTGGAATAAATGATGTATATAAATCTTTTTTTCCTACTATTATATCAGCTACTTTATATTCTTCTGATTCTGTAGTTATTTTAAAAATTTTATCTTCTCCATTAATTGTATATATTCGACCATTATCTCCTTTATCAAAAAACGTAAATTGTTTATTTGAAATTTTATCCACTAATCTATTCATTTCATCTTCAGATAATTCATTTAATATATTTTTAAGTCGTATCATTTATCCTTTAAATGTTATATTTTTATCTAAATCTATTTGTATTGCAAAATTCATATCTACATCCGGCCGTTTTCTTATAGCTTGAGCTGGTTTTGCAATTGCTAATAATACACCGGCATCATTATATAAACCAATTGTAGTAATATATGGAGAAAAATCACTACTTGATACAAATGATTTATATGTTATATCGTCATCATTAGTTAATGTTTTATTAGATGACATATTAAAATCACCTTTCTCAATTCTAGTAATTACATTTAATTCATTAATTGTTTTTGTACTTTTATAACTAGCGGTATATGGTATATTAATTAAATCATGAAATCTATAATCAGGAGTTGATATTATACCAATACCTTGTTCATGAAAAATATTACCAACATATTTTGTTTGTAATAAAGATCCAGTTTCACTCCGATCTCCTAAATATCCAATTTTTGTACTATTTAAAGCTTTTTCAAAAATACGTATTTCGTCTAATTTTCCTTCTAAATAATTTGTTTGACTAAATCCTCCTATATATAACGGATCTTTATTATCAATTCTAGCAGAAGCGGTAAATGGAGATGCGTGTACTTTAAGTAAATTAGAAGAAATAGATGAATGTAAAGTTCCATTTAAATACATTTCTAATGAGCTACCTGTTTTTTGACAAACAACATGAGTCCATTCAGTAACAGAAGTAGATGATGTAATTTGAGCAATATATTCATGAGAACCAGCAGCAGAAAATATTAATTGATTACTACCTGATAATTCTAATTTAAATGGATATTGTGGACTAGCCGAACTAGATGCTTTTGTTAAAATAAGTTCGTTATTAGAAGTTGAATTTGCTCCCGATATAAACATTGATATACAATAATCATTATCTCGATTATATAATCCATTAATATCAGTAGAAATATATCCATTGCCGGCAAAGTTTGCCGCATAACCTAATGATTGGGTTAGTCCCGAATTAGTAGTTATTCCTTTTACATATGAAATATTTGATGATTTATATAAAATTCTTGAAGTATCAAAATATTCATTAAATCCTTCATAATACTGTTCTCCAGTAACTATTGACTGTGTAAGAAAATTACTATTAATTAAATTACCATATCGGTCACTACTAATTAAAAGTGTAGAATCACCATATACTGATCCACCATATATAGCTGTTCCATATAATGCAGAATTTGATGCAGTTATATTAAACGATCCATGTTTAATTCGATCACCTATATTTTTTTGTGGTATTGAAAATATAGAAGCTGTTTCAAATAAAGCTCTTTTTGTTTTATTTAAATTTGTAAAGCCAAATATATTACTAGGTTGATTTTTTCTTTTATAAAATAAATGATTAATTGAAAAATATGTAATTGATTGTAAACTTCCATCAATATTTTTTGCGTCATTATATGTTAATTCAGAACCAATTGCTGGTAAATTTTTTGTATTTGTATAAACCCCATGCAATGGTAATAAACTACTTGTTGAACTACCAGATAAAACAGTAAATGTTTTATGAGCTAAAAAAGGATTAACTTTAACATCAGACTGATCAATTTTTTTAAAAACTGATGGATATAGCCCTCGTTTTAAATCTTCGGTATTTACTATTTTAGATTCTGGCATAATAGAAACTTAATTGTATCTATTATAAATATTGATTAAATTAAATCCGTTAAAAATCTAATTTAACGCGTATTAACGCTTCTCTTGAAAAAGATTTCAATAATGGTTTACTTAATTTTGCAACAGCTAATAATTCTCTATTATCATTATATAATCCAACTGTAGTAATATATGTTTTAGGATCACCAACAAATGATGTTTGTGATAATTGCCCTACACTGCCTGTTATATAAGAAGGATTATTAGAAAAATTATATTCTGCATTTTTTATTCTTACAAAATAATGAGTACTAGTAACTTTTTCAGAATTTCTTGCTTGGAATCCATATGGATCGCCACTCAATGGTTCTGTTGCTAATGAAGAACCAGATATTGAATGGAACATTGCAAAATGATTATGTCCTGCGGAACTAGAACTAACATTCGTATGATAATTTAAATGACCGTCTAACATTTTTGCATCAAATACTAATACACCATGGTCTGGATAAGCTAATCCATAATAAATAGGAGCAGTAGAATTATAAACTCCGGATGTTATTGATCCAGATACAATGTTATAAACTTTTCCAGATTCTCCTAACGTTGCAGAAGTAACCGTTGAATCATCAATTAATGTATGTAATATTGATTCACTAACAATTAAACTTCCGGTTTTGTTTTGAGGATTTCCTTCATGAAGATTAGATAAAGAAAGTTGCCAATTACCTGGATCTAATCTTTCTTTCATTCTATCTCGTTTAAAATTAATTACATATATAGAATCAGTACTACCACTCCCAGCTGTTGTAAATCTAGAATCTCCTGGATTAAGTAATAATTGTCTATACTGAGAATAAATTGCTTTAGACGGCGAGTCACTTAATTGACCTGTTGATTCAGAACCACTACCTAATGCATTACCATATGCTATAGAATATTGGACAGCGCTTCCAGTTAATGCTGGATTTTTTTGATATACATCTACATAATATTGTTTTTGAGAAGTAGTTTGTGCAGTTGAGCTAGTAAAAAATGTTGTCAAATTTGCAAGATTATCACTCCATAAACCTGCAGTTACAACTTCTGTTTGTTTAGCTATTACATCTTCTGATGTAAATAGTGTATATGTTCTACCCATTTTAGCAACACTACGTAATGCATCTTGTTCAGCTACCATTTCTGCAGCCATTTGCCTAGCTAATTGTTGTACTTGTTGATTTATATCAATACTAGTTTCTTCCGGTTGTGCCGTTGGACTAGCGCTAGCTGGAGATGTTGGTAAAAATTGTCCTCTTACAGCGCGCCTAGTCAATTTTGCTCCATGCCTTGGTAATTTTCTTAATTTTTCTATAATGTTATTAACATTCATTTTTTTTAACCTATTTTATTAAATTGTTGCTACATCTGCTTTCTTAACTAATATATTAACAGTTTTAAATCCTCCGGTTTCATTTGCTACAATTGTAACTGTAGTCTCTTTATCTTCCAATAAATGAGTTTTTGCTATAACTTCAAATTCAAAACCAGCTAATGTAATACTCTGAGCGTCTTCACTATCTCCAATAAATCCAGGTGTCGTTGGTAATATTGAATTTTGTAAAGCACGAGTAACTCGCAAGTCTGCTATAGTTGAATCTGCAAGAATTGCTGAATAACCCAAATTAGAATTTCCTCCTTGGAAATTACTTGTATTCGGTCTTATCGCAGCACTATCTCCCGGAGCACTTAATGTTATACTAGTATTACCAACAGTAATAACAGGAATATTAGTAGTCCGTTTTGGTAATGTTATTAATTTATAACGTAATGCTTGTGTTTCATCTGGTATAGCTTCTGTTATTGGCATATTATCAATAACTGCACCGTAATATGCAGATCCTAATTGATGATCTGTATTCCATAAGCTATAATCAATTTCATCATCACCTAATGCAAATTGTGTAATATTAAATGAATTTTGTCCTTTCGACAATAATTCTCGACCTTTTAATGTTAATATCGCGTCAACGGTAACTGTACTATTATTTAAGTATCCCATAATTTATTTCCTATTTTAAATAAATATAATTCACATATATTTTATGGTATTATAAAACTTCCTTGTGTTCCTCCATTAGATACAATAAATTGATTTGGATTTGCTGATAATAGTTCAACAACTGGTTTTCCATCTATAGTATCTGGTGAATCTATATTAAAATCTGCAGACGTCATTTTTGACCCAGCGTATTTTTGATTATTTATACCAGTAGGTAAATAATCTGAAACGCCAGCTGGTGAATAACTTGCTGTATTATTTATAATTTCTCTCGACTGTTTAAATTCAGAAACGCAACTTGCTGAGAAAATTGGACTAACAGCTTCACTTAACCAAAATGGTGATGTTGTATTTATCCATTGACTTCCAGATCTGATAACATATTGATGTGAATATGTAGTACCTTCATATCGTTCCTGTATTGATGCAGTTAAATATCCTTGAGATTGATCATCATCAATTGCAGATATAGTACATATACGTGCTGATGTGTTTCCTTCGTATACTAAATATTTAGCTGATGAAGATGGAGTTAATCCATCTAAATTTGTATTATAAGACATATCTTGATATGACACCTCCGGTAATACTTTATCTTTATTACGTTCTAATATATTTGGTTTTATTAATATTCCAGATAAAACATCAGCACGTGCTGGTAATAATTGTTCTAATTGTTTAAAGAAAGATAAATCAAATAATGTAAATATTTTAATATATGCGTTTATGTCATTTGATTGTGCATATTTTTTCCAGTAATTTCTTGCGATTCTTATAAGATCTGGATATGATTTATCTGTAGAATCACTGGGATCGCCAATATATTGATCTAAATCTGTAAATCCTAATTGAGCTATAATATCCTCATCAATCATAGTTTGTGGCGAAAAATATACTCCTAATTTTTTACTGTCTAATGGAGCTTTATCATATTGGCTTCGTTCAGCTCGTGTTTTTACATTTAAATCACCAATTAATTCATTATCTTCAAGTCTAATTTTATTATCATCAAAAGTTCCTGCTCCGATTGATATACCATCATAATAATATGTTTCTTCTATAGAATCATATGGAGTAGCATTAGTCCATGAAGCAAACGATGATGATATTGTTGAAGTAACTGGCTGAACCCCAGATAAACTCGCAGTTAATGTATGATTAACTTTTTGAGTTAATGGTATTCTGTAAATTAATTCATCATATGCATCTATATTTCCATCATATGCAGCTGGGGCTTTTACATGATTATTAAATGCAGAATCGCCTAAACTATTATTCCATAATCTTAATTCCTGAACTTGTCCTTGTAATCTACTTCCACTTACAGATCCGCCAATTATAACAGATCCAGTAGATGGAAAAGATGCAACTGCTGAACATGACACTTCAGCAACTATTTTACCATATTTTGATTTTTTTGTAACTAATTCTAAATTACTACCAGTAGTACGTAACATAGCAGTTAAATATCCTCCATCAAATAATTCAATATTTGCCGAGCTAGTATTATTTATTTGTACAGTACCTAATGTACCTCTAGTAAAATCTAAAGTAACTACATTATCGCCTACTGTAAATAAATTCATTGTACTAGGTAATGTAGGTGTTTTGACTACATCATCTGTACGAAACCTCAACTCTATAGTATTAATAGTTTCTTTAAAATCAGTAGTTACAGTTCCTGCAGTATTAGTAATTAAATCGAGTGAATAATCAAAATTTAATTTTTCATATATGGGGATTCTAGCAGACCTAGGTCCTCCAAATTCATTAATAGAAATAAGAGATTGAGGAATACCATAACATGATAATAATGCTTGTATACTTCGTTTAGTACCTTTAGTTTTTAATAATAATGGTAAGTTATTAACTATACGCCTCCAAATTGAATATGTTATATTCTGGCCAGATACAGATGGGTCACCTATAGTATTAGAACCAGTTATTGGAATACCAGACTCATTAGTACCTAAAACATATTGCCATAAATCTTGATCTTGGTTTCCGTTAGTTAAATTCCAACCAAATTGTTTTGCTACAGAATATAATAATTCATTTGGCATACCTAATTTAGGATTTTCTTCTCGGTTATGTATTTTAGGCATATTATTTATATACGTATATAGTATATCATAATGATGTCCTAACATATTAACAAAAGTATTTAATCCTATATTATCGCTATCATTTCTAACATATTCTGGTACAGTATATATTAATGCATTTAAATTATTAATATCATATAATGAAGCTGATGTATATACATTATCATACCATGATGTAAATTGACTACTAGTTACTGGGTATAATGTATATGGATATGAACTATTTGATTTAGGATATGGTTGTATATAACTTCCAGTTACGTTTAATACCGTTGGATTTTCTAATGGAATGTTATGAGTAGTTAATTTTGAAGCTGAGTCATAATATAAAAATTTCTCAAATTCATCAAATCCACCAATTAAATTATTTTTTGTTGTTGTATTATCAGTTATATTAGTAGTAGAAACACTACCAGAAATTCCTTCTAAAAATACACTTTGCGAGTCATAATATTCAATTAATTCTAATTTATATTTAAAATTAGCTAATCTTTCTGTAGCTGAACTATAAAAAATAAAATTATTAAAATCTGAATAATCGATATTTAATTTCATCCCATGTAAACTACCAGAAAAATATGTATCTACAATTTCTTGTGATGTTTGTACAGACGAACCGAGTAATTCAGTCCATGTTTTTAATCCTGTCTCATTTGATGTATTATATGAATAATTAGCTTGCCAATTAGGATTTGATAATTTATTAAAACTCGTTTTTTCTTCTAATGCATTAATAGTAACACGATCAATATATGGTGCTTTTTGTTCTTCAACTACCCAACATTTAAAATTTATATCAATATCATCAGGTAATGGATCGTGTAATTTAACATATAAATATTCTCCGATAACTACACTATTAACAAATAATATACAATTATTTCTATTAAAATTTAATAAATGTGTCTTATAAAATTTTGTAGAAGTTTGTTTAGGTCTTTGTATAAAATTAGTTATTTGATGTAAAAATTCCGGGTCTTTAGCATCTATTGCTCGTAATTTAACTTCCGTACGATCTGGAGATATTTCATCAACGCGTAAATGTTGTTTAGCATAACTACCTATTAAATTCTTAAAGAAATTAATTGTAATGTCATATGTTTCTGGAGTTAAATTTAAAGAATCTAATTCAGAATATAAATCGATTGCTAATGGTTTATTTAAATTTATTAACGCATTTGTAGATTTATCTCGGTATTGTGGAATTTTTTGTTGTAATGTTACATGATAATTTGCAGTAATCCATGAATTATCTGAATGTACATGTAATTCAATGCATTGATCTTTATTCTGTATTGTTATATCATTATTAAAATATACGCCTGTAGTAGTATCAATTGAAATAAATGACGACTTACTAGAAGATATTCGATCGCCAGAAATTGATTTATTCCGGCTACGAATTTGATTGATATTTTTATATTGATTTAACATTATATTTCTCTATTCCATTCATCAACATTTTTAGATGCATCTGTTACAGACCAATATGTTTGATCGGCGTTAATTGTACTATATTTATTAGTATCATTTTTACCAGCTTCAGCTGTTATACTAAATGTATCTCCAACTTCAAATTCAGAATTTGCAATAACTACATCTTTATATGCATTTTGTACTTGATATTGTGAAATTTTCCCGCCTCCAGCATATGGTTCATCAAAATCAAAATATTGTATATAATCTCGTTGTGTATATTTATCCGGGCCGCTTCTTGCAATATAAAAATAGGTTGTATTAAAATCATTAGAATCACTATCATATCTAAAATTAATTTTAACCCGGAATCTTAAATCTACTCCAGATTCTTTAATTTCTTTAGTTATATAATATTTATTTGGTCGTTTTTGAAGTTGTCCTTCTTCTAATTCATCTATTAATATTCCAGATTTAGCTCCAGCTAGAATTTTTCTGTTTTCAGATGGTTTATATCTTGCAAATATAGGATCTTCTGATTCTTGATCAACTGTTAAATCTATGTCTAAATCTAAATCAACATTATCTGATCCAATAATTCTTGTAGTAGCTGGAAATTTAAAATAATTAAATTGTGTATCTATAACTTTTAAAATTGATTCATTTAAAATATTATTTGAAGATGGCTCAATAATTAATACAGGATGTTTTTCATCATTTTCATTTAATTTTAAAGATCCGGCATTGTTTCTAACATTAATATTATCATCATTAGATCTATAATTTAAGCCCATTTCTTGGTATTTCACAAACCGTTCTAATAATCTAGCATCACCAGGAATATTTTGTTTAACTGCTTTTTTAACAGTCTGTTGTACAACTTGTTGTATTATATTTTTATTTAATTTTGCCATTATCTAACTACTTTGAAATACATATCATCATCAATATAATGTTCTGTAACTCCATCGGTAATTTTAAATTCTAGTCGATAATATCTTTCTGGCATGAAATTATTCATATCGACATGTATAAAATTACTAGTAGAATCACAACTTACTTTATTATAAATATCATCAAATGGAATTATGTATTCATCTGTAGCAGCGTCTCGGATTGCATAATATGTAGTATTAGGTAATCGCTTTACTGTTTCTATAGGAAATTTATTTGTTGGAGATTTTCTAGGAAATTTATCTCGGGCATATATACGAATTTTACTTACTTCTATATCTTTATAAGTAGGTTTTAATTTACAATATGATAGATATGAATCTATATCAATTTGATCTAAACTGCTAGAATATTCAGAATTATCAAAATACATTACTAATTTTGGTACATATATAGTATCAGTCTCTCTACTAAAAAATCTAATAATTCCTTCATTACTATTTGATTCATCTGTATCAGAAAATTTTAATAAAAATCCATTATTATGTATTGATCTTCCACCACTTCCACTTATCCATAATTTAATAGCATCAGTAACATCCATATTAATATCAGACACCCGATATGAAAATGATTCGTTTTCTGTTAATCCCGGCTGATGGAAAAATGATTGATTAAAATATGATAAATTAAAAGTACCACTACCACTTTGCCATAACCAACTACCTCCGTTACCTGATCCCGATACATATAAAGATGATCCATTAACACGAATTTCTTGACTACTAGATATCCATAAATTTCCATCTACATTAACACTTTGTGAAGTATATGTTTGAGAATCTAATGACCATGACGCCGCCGGCTCTGTCCAACGAGCTCCATTTGTTTTTAATGGATTACTAGATAACATTCCAGTTCCATTAATCCATGGTTGTGCTAATATATTTGCGTCTACTGTATATTCAGCCGGTAATTCGCATGCGTTTGTTGTATATAATTGTAACATAAATTTACACGAATCTAAATTAACAGAATATTTTGTTAAAGTATTTTGTACTTCTGTCATATTAAATTTAATTGCAGATCTAGACTTAACTAAATCAGCTCCAGCTGTCCATTGTCGTTTTCCTACTTCTAATACTTCATCTAAACCAGTATTTGCCTCTGATTCATGCTCATAAAAAGTAGCATCGCTTTCTGCATATAAAATTCTAAACATATTATTCCTTAGCCTAATGTTACTTTATGCCAAGCACTAGCACTTGCAAAATATAAATCTCCACTCGACGATACTGCTAATGCTCCATTTACAACAGTAGGTAATTCACCTAATGAACCACTACTAGCAATTTGAAACCCACTTAATGCATATGATGCCGTTACCGATGTAGTAGATATAGATGACGTATATGCAGTTGTTACAATTCCTATTACATTTGATCCAGTTACATAAGATGCTGTAGCAGCTGTTGTTGCCGAAGCCGCTAACGCTATATACGATGCCGTAGTAGCAGTACCAGATAATGATCCTGTAAATGATCCAGTTGTATTACCAGTAATATTTAATGAACCAGAAACTGTTATTGATCCTGATAAAATAGTATTTTCTTCTTTAGTTCCTAGTAATACATCATATGCATCAGAAATAAAACTAGCAGATATTAATCCTCCTGACGTTATTTGAGAACGATTTGTAGATAAAACGCCCATAATTTTCCTTTTTTTTATAAATATAGAATTAGTAAGATACTACACGGCCTCTGATATCACTATTTGGAAATTTAACTTCAAATATGCTAGGATCTAGTGATGGATAAATAATTCCATTTTTAGTAGCAGTAGTTAAATCATATGTATTTCCAGAATATCCCGCATCAGAATCATATAAATTTAATAAATTTGTATTAATTATATTTTGCACGCCCTTTACATTTGCAATCGTATTTACTATTTCAGATTTTATAATTGGTTGATTAATTTGCCAACGGCTGTTATCAAAATATTTTTTAAGTTCAGAAATACAATTTAATAATACTTCGTTACTATTAAAATTGCTAAGTACAGAAATTTCAAAATCAATACCAATATTAATAATAAATGCATCTTTAATATTAATTGCATCTGTTAACATTCGATATGTGCTTAAATATGTTTTTAAATTTTCTTTAATTGCATCGTTTAATGTAACTAATTGTTTTGAAGAATTATACCCTAAAATATACATATTTAATGCTAAAGGATTTTTAATTCTTGATTCAACTAAATCTTTTTGAGTGAGTTGATCGTCTGGTACAATATATGATTTAGCTATACTTCCAAATTTTGCTGGCATGGAATACGCTCTAATTATATAATCTTCTCTTGTAACTAAACGATTTTGTGTTGCAAAATTAGCCATTGCATTATTTTTAATATCTTGTAATGAATCTGCAGATTTCGCCCCAGCTGCTGCAGTTGGATTTGAAATTGCTAATGATGATTTAATAAAATTAACTAATCCTCCATTCGTAGTATCATTAATATTATCATCATATTCTATAGAATTTAATTTAGTAAGAGTTCCTGCTGGGACATTATCAACTAAACCATTACCAACTGTATATGTTACAGTTAATATAGTATTCGCTGGAGCTTGGCCGTAAGTTCTTGTATATAAAAAGTTTGATGGATCAATATCTATATCTAAATTACGCCTAACACCAGCTAAACCATTTCCTACATTATCTGGGTTTGGTATTACTTCTTCATCTGGATTAGAACTAACTCCAGATCCAAATTGCAATTCTAATTTCCCGTCAGTACGTAATCGTTTAATAAATCGTTTAGATGTTTTCTTTAATTTTATTAAATTAGGCGCATCTGATCTATAAACAGATAAATCCGGATCATTTTCTGCGATATTTGGAATTGACTCAAAAATTGTATCCTGCGCTAAATATGGAACTTCATGCCAGCCGTCTCCATCTGCCTCTGTAACAGAAACAATATCAATAATATTGGTATCATTAAGTACTATTTTGTCATATGCAATCGGAGTACCAAATGTAAATTCTTTTGTTTTTAATTCGCCAGAAACTGATTTTATTTGTTTTTTTAAAAGATAATATATTGGTAAATTAGTAACCCCATCTGTTTCGTATATAGTAACTTCCGTTGGGTCATATGACGATGAATAACGAAAATCAATTCCATCTAAGGTACGAAATACAGAATTCCCGGTACTTTGTTTTACTGACATATTAGGTTTAATTGACAATGCATATTCATAATTAGGCCTTACATCATCACCGGTACCGATTGCTGGTAATAATTGAAATACATCTAATTTTACATGTGCAGGTATTGAATTTTTTGGAATATATCCTATATTTCTAGCTAAATTAAAAATATTCCCTCTTTCAGTTGCATGTTCCAATAACGACTCTTTTAAATTAGAATCCATATAAAAACTTAATACATCTCCAACATATGAAGCCATTTCCATAAATAAATTCCCAGGAGATGCATCACTAAAATCAGTATATGAATCAGGAAAGTATTGTTTAGTAAAATCAATTAAATTCTTTCTAAATTGACTAAAATCTTTGCCTAAATATGTTACATCTTTTTTCATAGTTTAACTAATTTTATGTGGTTGTTACCGAAATCCCAGTAGGTGCTACTGATATACCTATATCAATTGGCACCGGAATTCTATCAACATTAAATGATATATTAATATTAACTATACTAGCATTTACATCAATATCTGTTACTACATCAATTATTTTAATATATGTCGCCCATTGTGATACTGCATCGTTAATTATATCTGTTATATTTTCTTTAATATCGTCTGTAGTGTGTTCAAAAATTAAAAGTAATAAATCACTTCCAAAATCCGGGTTCTCAAAAATTTCACCTTTCCTAGTAAGTAATAAGTGTTTTAAATTTTCTATTGCTTGTTGTTCTGTTAATGTAATTTTATTAAATCCACCAATACCTCGTTGGAAACGAAGGGACGTTCCTAATGAAATATCTTGATTAGAAATATCATTATTATTAACAAAATTATAACCCATTATCTACCTTTCTTTTTATCTATTGCTTTCATTAATGCAGAATAATCTTTTGTTAATGCTTTAGCAACAACAGGATCAACTTTCATAGTTTTCCCGGTTTCCGGGTCTTCCATTACATTTGGAGTCGAATTTTGACGCATCATTCCAAATCCCTGAGCATCACTCGCTGTAAATGATAAGTCATTATAACTTTCATTCATTATATTAGCATATGTACTACTGCCATTAGATTCATTTAATATAGGAGTTTCATTTAAAATATCAGCAAACCCTGTTTTTTCAAATTTTGGTTTTTTCTTAACAGATTTTGTAAGTATTTTCTTTTTTGGTAATTTTTCTTCTTTTAATTCATTAACAGTAGATTGTAACCCCTCCTTTAAAATTTCAGATAATTCTTGTTTTATTACATTTCGTACTTCTTCACGAATTGTCTTTTTTAAAATTGTAAAAAATGTTTTTTGTTCCATAATAGTTTTATTTTATAATAAATATTATGATTATAAATTTATAGATGATTTTTCCCAACCTTGATTATTTTTAGGTCCATAAACAGAATTTGTAGTTGAATCTATATAATAATCGCCTTCATCGCCAATATCATTATTTGGAATTCCTTTTTGATTAATCACTTGGCTTGGGGCTTCTTTAATAGAAAGTAATAAATCTCGTTGTTGTTGTATTAAATCTTCTATTAATTGTATTCTATTGTCTATGTCTTCATCTGAAACATTAATATCTTGATAAAATTCGCTATCTATATCTAATAATGAATTTAACCCAGAATTATTAGTATTATTAAGTTTATCCATTGCTAATGCAACGTCCGTTGTTACATTAAATACATCATTATTACATATACTTCCTAATTTATTAATAGATTTTCCAATTTGATTATTAACCATATTTACAGTTCCGTCGACTGTGCCTAAAACACCTTTCAAGCATTCAATTGCAGATTTAATATTGTCAATAAGTTTACTAAGTATATTAATAAATTTTGCTATAGGCCCGGGAGGTACCCCCGGCACTGCAGGAATTGCCAATTGTACTAGTTGTAATACTGTTGCAATAATTCCAACATTTTGCATTATAGGTACAATACGATTAATTAATTCTAATAAACGTTTTAATTTTTCTATATTTTGTTGTAATTGTTTTAAAATATCTAATAATTGTTGTACCTCCGGATCGTCGCATTTAACGTTTTCTGGTAACATTTGGACTTTATCAATTAAATCCTGTGCTAATTTAGACACACGTTCTTTTTGATTCATAATTAGCGGTAATATTCGTTGTACTAATTCTGCCGGTATGGTTGTTCCTATTGCCATTATTTTAAGTTATATCTGTGTTAAATGTTACTACTATATTTATCAACTTTAATGTTATCATTATCTATTTTTGTCATAAGATTATTTAAATCTTCTAATGGAGTATGGAGTTTTGTAGCAATTGCGCCATCCGATGTTTTAAATCCAGTTGATACTATATCAATTAAACCTTGTAAAACTTGTTTAACTATTCCAGAATAAAGCATTGACTCCTTTTCCTTGTTAATTCCAATTTTAATATTTTTAGAATTAATTTCAATTCCTTTTGTTGAATCTAATACAATAATATCGTTTTTTGACGTTAATATAATTCTATCAGCTGTACCAATTAATTGTGAATTTGCAAATTCAGTATATATTGGACTAGTACCAATTCTAAGATCATGATTTAATTTTAATGAAGGTATTTGTTGTGTAGATGTTAAATATAAAGAAGCAGGATCTTCATTTATATTTTCTACAACATACTTATTTTCTTCATGTTGTTTTCCGTTAGATAAAATAATAATAGGATCTCCTATTTGACCTGTATATGGTAATTTTTTTGAATTTTCTGGAGTAATATTTGTTGATCCTAATCGTATTGTATTTCCCCAACGTCCTTGATATATAATATCTCCCGGGCTAGGTTGTAATGGAGAAATTGTTTTTGAAATAATTTGCTGTGAAGAAGCTTTTATTTTTGATATTTGTTTGTTTATCCTAGGTTTTGACACACCTGGCATATCATTTTTATTTATACTTCCAAGTGTAGACATTGGTTTTAAATAATACCATTGAGTGTTTTTATCTCCAGGTTTACTATTTTTTTTAACTCCTTTTAATAATACTACTAATTCTCCAATTACTGGAATTTGCAATTCATTTATATTATATGGTATTGCGTCTATTGGAGGTTTTATAAGTTGATTACCAATAATACTTACGCGTATTTCAAATGGTTTATCAGCAATCTGTTTATATGTTAACCTATTTGCTGATATAACTTCACCTATACAGACATTAATATTATTTGGTATCATCTTGTGTTTTATTTAATTTTGATTTTGCTATTTCGATTTTTTTATTTAATTGAGTTTCTTCTTCTTCAATTAAATTTAATTCAGACTCTAATTCGGTTGTTAGTGAATCATCAGCAATTTGTAATAATTGCTTTTTTTCTTCATCACTTAATAAACTATCTGATCCTACAATTGTTTGTTTAGTAGAAATATACCGCTGTACAATAGCAGTTAATTTTACTAAATGATCATCATTTTTTACTGATACTTCTAAATATTCTTTTATTAATGGTACTATAATAGTTGCATCTGATGAACTACGTATTAATGGTTGTAATTGAGCGATTAATTGATTTATTTGCCTAGATGTTCTTTTTGAGTTATGATATACATCAGACATTAAATCAGAAAAGGTTATGCCTTTAAATAGTTCTTCATTGTTATCCATAATATGATACTTTAATAATAAATATCAAAATGGCAATTTTATGAACTCTGTCTGTTCATATTCTTTAAATTTAGTTTCGTATAAAAGTTTTAGAGTTTTAATTACGCGTGTAATATTATTTGTTTGCAATCCCGTTCTTTCTCGTATAAATACATATAATGCTTTTTTATTAAACTCTTCTATATTTTCTCTGGTTTCGAATATATGAAGAATAGAATCTGCTACATGTATATCTGTTGGATTTGTAAATATAAAATTAAGATTATCATAACAATATTCTACATACGCATCCATAAAATATTTTAATGTATCTCGCATATCATCATTATGAAGTTCTATTAATACATTACGACTTTCATCTATATTAACAGGTTCTGATTTTTGTTTTAATTTAATATATGCTTTTTGATTTTCTGCGATTAAATAATTAAAAGACGATCTTGTATAATAAGAATATGCTTTACCATTTTCTGGATTAAATTTATCTAATCTAGCAGTTAAATAAGTTACTAAATCAGTTTGTAAATCTTTGAAATTAGATCTTATATAAGCTGGTTTCATTTTATTTATAAGATTTTCAGCTAATTTCATAAGAGCTGGATAAACAAATCTTCTATATATGCGTTCTCGTAATTGTGGCTCATCAATTGTTTGATTATAAGCTGTAATAGATAATTCTGTTATTTTAGTCCAATATATATTACTCTTCTTTTTTCTCCGGCCCATCAAAATCTCCTTTTAATTCATCTATAATTTGTTTTAACATTTGGAATGTCGTTCCTGCTTCATCTTCTGATTCAAATGCACCCAATTGATCGATTTGTTTCATATTATCATATGCTTTTTGTATTCGATCATACATAAAAATATTAGTTTTTTCTACATCTATATAATAGTCTTCTATATCTGCTAATAATCCGGCTAGTATATAAGCACGATAACTCATATAGCCAGCAATACCAGCAAAAATAATACATAATATAATTAATAAAATCATAATTAATCTTCTTTAAATGAACTAAAAATATCTGAAATAGATTCTTTTATATTTGGATTTGATTCTGCTAAATTCTTTAATGCATTAGATTTAGTAGTTTTAGATTTCTCAGAAGTTTTAATAGGTGTTCCGTTTTTATAATTTCTCCATCGTTCGTATTCAATCTGTGCTGCCATATGATCTGCATGATGTAATATAAATGGTAAATTTGTTTTTAATTTAGCTTGAGCTGATCTTGAAATAAAATATGGTTTATTAGCATCATCATATACACCATCATGAATTTTAATAGCTTGATATTCATTCCAAGACATATTTACATTATATTTATGAAGTAAAAATAGTGATAAATCTGGTACCATAGTAAATGGAATCTTTTCATTATGTTTATAAAGTCTTCCCATATTTTTACGGTGCCAATCTGAAGTCTCTGTTTGATATACTTCATTTCCTTGCCCCGGGAACCCACATTTACCTAAATCATGATGCATAGCAGAAAATAATAATTCTTCTTTTGTATATCCAGACATATCAGCCCCTTGATGGAACCAAACTTCATATAAAGTTTCTGTACAATCCATTACTCGAAGCACGTGATCTATATAGCCCCCCGCAAAAGCATTATGATAATGAGCCATGGAAGACGCTGGCATAAATACTAATCGTTCTTCAAATTCATCATATAATTTATTTAATTGATCTTTTCTAGTAGGAAATAAAGTATTAACTATTTCTCGATACTTAGTCCAATTATCTTTAATTTCTTGCGCTTCTAACATTTATTTTAATAATAGATAATTATTTTGATAATTCCAAAGTTTGGCCATTAACTAATTTAGATGTACATCTCCAACATGTACGTGCTGTTGCTCTAGAATCAACATTAAATGATATATTATTACAATATTTACATTTTAATTTTTTAAATCCAGGTCTTTTTATATTTTTATTTTTTTTCATGAATGTACTTTTGGAAATTTATATTTCGATGGTTTTTTTATTTTATTTTTCTCTTTTTGGATTTCTTGATCTGTTATCTGATCAGATTTTTCTTGCAATGATAATTCTGGTTCTGGTTTTTTCATGTTTTGTTTAATAATTTTAGTTATAACTTTATTTCTTTGTTTAAAATAATTTTTAGTTTCTCCATATATATTTTTAGTATTATTAAATTTAAAAGAATGTTGTGCTGAAACTAATAATATAACCGCTAGCGGATCGAATACAATTATAAACAATAAAATAAACCAATTAACTACTTTATCAGTATCCTTACCAGATATTTTAGCAACATATTTTAATGGTCCTATTTCAGCTGCAGCATTTGAATTTGTTTGTAAATCTAATATTTTTAAATCTATATTAGAAACAGAATCAGTTAATGCATATTCTTTAACTGCTAATGTATCTCTTCGTTTAATAGAATTATCTAATTGTTTTGTTAAAGCCCTCCTAGTAGACCCCGAAGTTGTAGTAATAATATTACCATCTCGATCTTTTCTTTGTATTTTATTATTAGATAATCCTGTTGTTAATTCTGTAATATTTTTATTTAATGATTCTTTTTCTGCTGAAATAGTTTTTAATTGAGATTCAAATCTAATTTTTTTATTATTTTGTAAAGCTATTTTTTGATCTACTTCTTGGACATTATATGCAGTTTCTTGATAAGCTGAAACTAAGAATCCATATATACCTAATGATGTTATACACATTAAAATAATTAATGCAGAAATTAAATATGTTTTAGCTAATAATGCAACATGTTTCCAATATCTATGTAGATATAATGCTGTAATTAATTTTGCAGTTTCTAATGCAGCTGCCATTATTATAATAGCCGTTGCTTGTGAAGAAAATAATTTGCTTAGTCCAAATACACTATAATATGCTGCTATTGATGCTAAAATCAATGCAATACTTAATGTTAAGTATGGAAAAAATCGATTCATTATTCACGCTCAACATAATATTTCGCAGATTCTAATTTTTTTAATGCACGAGCTAAATTATTAAGTGCTGAGCTTTTATCAATTTTGCCTTCTTTTAACATTCTTCCGGTATTTTTTACAATATCATGTGCATCTTCTAAATCATCAGTTACTTTGTTTTTGAATCGGTAATGTGCCATATTATAACTCCTTATTTTTTATGTTTTGTTTTTCTGGTGTATTTTTTTCTATTAACGTACACATTAGGCCGTGTAGCCATTTTTATTTCTTGATATGTAGCTTTAATAGTTTCCATTATAATAATAAATATATTACTATGTAATTATTGGTATATTTTTATTAATATAAGAAAAAATTTACACATATACAAATAACCGATAAAAGTATATTATATTATATTTATATGTATATAAACTAAAATTACGTTTAAAAAAGAAAATATCATGATTAAATTAACATCTCTTTTATCTGAACAAGCAACGCCGGCTGGATTAAATTTAACTATAACAGGAATAGATTTACAATATCCTAGTGGTGCATCTCATCCAAACGATGTTCCGGGTGCTGAACAACAAATATTAAAAGCACTACAACCGTTAAAGATTGCATTAGCGTCAGGAAAATATGCTAATATGAAACATCAATTAACAATTAATGCTGTTGCAACAATTTCGCCTTTAACTACTAAAATGATAGAGACTTATTGGAAACAAGGAAGACATGGGCAAAAGTGGGCAGCTAATGCAATACCTATAGGGGGCGAAGCGAATGCTAAAGCTGATAATGAAAAATTAGCTTATGCTCGGGCTGAAAGTTTATATGTCTATATTATTAGCCTTATTCAGAAAAATAATTGGATAGTCAAAGATTCAAAAGGTACTGAAACGCGTTTAATAGGCTCGAAGCTTGTAGAAATGCTTCCGATGAAAATTAATTCATCAATTGGAACTACTAGATCTGCATCTGCGACTATTAAAACAACTGGAGATTTGCCCGATGATAAAAAACCAGTTCCAGAAATAAGGTGCACATTTAATTGGGGTTCAGATAAACAAAGACGAGCTGCAGACCCGCCATATACTTGGAAATCTGAAGAAATGACTTTTAGTGCAGATGTTAATGATTCCATGCGCTTTAGAGGCACAATAGCTACTATTCCAGATGCATATTTTGTAAAGTATGGAGATCATGAATTTTTTAGTGGTTTCAATGGCGCAGAATACAGTTCTGGGATGGTAATAGGATCCAGTGATCAAACCAAGGAAATGAAACGATTAGGATATTATGGTATTAATTGGAGTTGGAAATGGAACAGAAGATTTGCTGTTGAAATTGCATATTTAATGCAAAGACATAATCTACTAGGTCATATTAATACTCAAATTACAAGCATCGGAGGAAGCCCGGTTACAGCTATCGATGTAATGCCAAATTACGATACCGTAATTGCCACCATAGAACAATATAAAGACATATTTCTGAACTGGAGGTCCGTCAAAGAAAACAAAAAGGCAAAATATCTACGAGAGTGGAAAGCTGGTGTTGCAGGTGGATGGGGTAGAACTCAAAAAAGCACAGAAACTATTATTAAAAATAATCATGATGACAAACCGGTACAATTTTTAGCATTTCCTCCATTAAGAGGCACCATATGGACCGTTAAAGGTAGATGTGTTGCCTCGAAATAAAATAACTACATTGATTTATTATAATAACAAGTTTTCTTAATATCACCTGGATAACCAATTACGATATTAATATAATAATAATATCCATTCGTCGTTATAGCAAATCCAAAATCTAATGATCTTGAAGATGTTTTAAAGTGCCCATCATTAATAACTTTTACTATTTTGGTTACCAACTCATCTTTATTAGGACCACTAACAAATCTAATATATGGAATTACAACACCATGTTTTTCAGAAAATTCAATTAAATCTGCAACATATTTTTTATCTTGTTCCCAAGATTTTAAATCGTCTTCTGCAGCTCTTTTAAAAACACCATTATCAATTTTTATTGGTTCTTCGCCATTATCTATAAAAACTTTATTAACATCATTAATAGTTTTATTGAGTAATGAATCTAAATCTTGAGAGAATAAATTAGTTGCTATGAATATAGCTGCGAGAATTAAAAGTGTCTTTTTCATTGATTAATTATTTTAAAACAATTTTCGGATTAACCGCTTTATTAGCAAATGTTTCTGAATAAAATTCATCACCCCATACATAGGAATACACACTAAGATTATTTTTTATATCAACATAGGTGTGAGTGAATATTCTAACATTATCTTCTTCTGGATATAAAATATTTCGTTCATCACAAACAATATGTATGATACCATTTTCTAATACTTCATATTTAACGATATCGACAGTTATTGCTTCTACAGCATCTGAAACAAAATAAGCAGACATATTTCTTAGATCAATAACTCTTTTAGCTTTTTCGGGACCTAAATTTTTAGTATAAGGTTCTTCTTTTAAAAGCTCTAAAGTGTTAACATTTCCGATATTATTATATAAATCTACGGTGTTATAAGTGATTGTTATTTTTTCTACACTTTGAGAAAAAACTTGTGTTGCTATGAATATAGCTGCGAGGAATAAAATTGTCTTTTTCATTGGTTAAGTATTTAATTATTTATATAACTATAATATATAATTAATTTCATATATCCAAATATTATTAAACTTATTTTAATAAAATTTTCGGATTAATTGCTTTAACTGCAAAAGAACTTGTAAAATCAGTGCCTTCATTCCATTTCCATGAATAAATACTAGTATTTTTATTTTTATCTATATATTGATGTGTATATATATTTTCATCTTCATATAAAGCATTTGGTTCTTCAACTACAATATGAATAATTCCATTTGATAATTGTTCAAATTTCACGATATCTTTAACATTATTTTCATTGGTATCTAATTTAAAATAACATTTCATATTTTTAATATCATATGTTCTTGTTGCAATACCTGGCTTATTTGGTATTGTTGTATTTAAATATTTTTTAGAAATTATTTTATTGATATTAATATTTTCTCCAAACGCGGTGTATATTTTTGTGTTATTATAAGTAATAGTAATATTATTTATAGTTTGAGAAAATAGTTGAGTAGCTATGAATATAGCTGCTGTGATTAAAATGGTTTTTTTCATTGGTTAAGTATTTAATTATTTATATAACTATAATATATAATTAATTTCTATTATCCAAATATTTATATTATATATGATAAAATTACAAGACTTACTGTTAGAACAACAAGATATACTGTATAATGTAGATATGATAAAATCAATACATAATTATGCTAGATCTAAAGGAATGTTTATTAAATATAAGAGAAGGTTTGCAAAACAAATTTTAAAAATAAAAAAATGGTACAACCATCCTGATAACGGTAGAAAATTAAAATATTTAGCACTTGAAACAGATTATTCTGAAATAATATCTGCAGCTGCAATTGCAAATGCATATCCAGGAAGTACTGATTGGAGAACTAAACCTGTTAATTACACTAATATATTATCAACCTTAAAAGTTGTAAACGGCATACAAAACAACTATTATGGGAAAATAGAACTTACTGGGGGTGATGATGCATTTCATCGTTGTTTAAACTACGAAAGTGACCATACGCGTGGCTTTGCGATTGATTTTGTACAAGAAGGAAAAGCATCAGATGATTCACAACTACAAATGGAAAATGCAATTGCAAAATATATATACGAAAACCCGGATGTAACTATAATTTATATTAACGAATATAAAAAACCATCTGATTCAGCAAAAGGTAACCACCACCACATTTCTATAGATCCTACTAGTACCGATAGTTGTTATTTTCATTTCTTTAAAGATATAGACGGAAAAACCTTAAGGGGAGATCCGGGGATAGTAAAAGAAAAAATTAAAGAATCATTTCCAGTATATTTAGATTCATTATATCCAAAAGAAAAAGATATTCATATTAAAGATGATAAACCTAATTTATGGAATACTATACTCAATTATACCGGTGTTGATAATAAATAAAAGTACCTAAAAAATTTACCTTAATCTTTTTTCACAAACCCGTTTAGGAAATCTTTTTGCTTTTGGATGGCATCTTTAAGCTCTCTATTATCTCGTTGCTTCGTTGTACTGCTGTCGCAAATTCGTGTAGAGCTAGACTCATTAACATTTTTTCCGGCATTGTTTCTGCTTGTTGCAACCTCAGAGCTATTTCCATTAACATCTCTTCTCCGGCTTTTATTGTCATCTCCGCCTTCAATAATTGGCCTTCTTTTGTCTTTAAGAAGTTTTTTAGATTCTTCCCGGAAGACACATCCGGTGTGGTAAGAAGTTTTATATCCTTTAATGTCGATTCCGCATGGGTATTTGTACGTCTTCCCATAAGATTCCGCAACAACCGTATACTGTACTCCCCAATTCTGCGTAGTAATTTTTTTAACATAACCTTCATTTTTAGATCCTAAAAAAGAAAAGTAAACATAATCTCCTATTTTAAATTGCGGCCGATTAAATTGTTTAATTATATTTTTAGGTGTTTTTTTATATTGTTTCATAATTAAAAGATTTGGTAGGTCTCGTTGGATTAATTAATTTTTATTCTTTTAGGTGCACGTTCATATGCATAAGGAATAAATATATTAAGCAAACCATCTACCATGGTTGCTTTTGTTTTAGATAAATCTAAATCGGTAGATATTTTCCAAGCGAAATCGAACGCCCTACGTGCTATGCCTTTATGGATATAATCTCTAGTATCAGCACCTGTCCGTTCGTGGCGTACACGCAGTGTTTCGCCTTCTGTTAATATTTCTATATCGTCTTGAGTTAAACCTACCGCTGCGATATCAAAGACAATTCCGTCTTCGTCTTTAATATAAATATCTACTGGGTAATTCATTTTGTTTCCGTAGACTGATTGGAAACGGGATTTTTGATCGAAAAAGTTTTTGAAAACTAAATCAAAATCATTGATAAATTGTGTCATAATAAACCTCCTGTGTTTAATGGTTGCTTAAGCTAACCGGTGTTATAAATAATTTGAGACCTACCGTATCTCAATAATATATATTAATTGTAACTAAAACATGAGCCGTGATGTATAATTTTAAACACTCTCATATATCTTGTTACTTTATCTCGTTTAAATAATTTTTCTAATTTATGGTCCCGGGACATTACATATCCAGATTCTATAAATTTTCGTATTACTTTTCTAATAGCAGAAAGACTATCAGATTCAATCATGATACGTTTATCATCAATTAATATATCTACTAGATTATAATTTTCTGGTATTGTATTTTTTGATAAATCAATTTCAATTGAATCTTCTTCTCTATTAATTAATGCTTCTTTAATATTATTAAAAAATTGTTTTAAATTAACATTTCCAGATTGCATATTTTTTTCAGCTTCATATAATTCAAAAAAATATGTTAATTGATCAGACGGAGATAGCGTTATAAAATAATTAAATTCCGCATCTTTAATTTTGATATGTTCTAACGTTCTTTTCATTTTTAACAGCTTTATTTATTTCAAATAATTGTATCGTGTCTTGGTTTGATAATTGTTTAATTACTGCTACCTTTATCTGAGCTTCGAAAAGATCTATAGCTTGTACACGACCTATTATTTCTTTTTTTGAATCTGTTCTATATGAATATGTATAAGTATCCATCTTTATTATAAATATAAACCTAACTCATATTTTCTTATAAGAGCAGTGGTTGTTATGTTAATTGTTTCTTCTAATCGTTCTATTTCTTTTTTATTTAAAAGAAATGTATGTGTATTGATATCAATTGGAAATTTATCTTCTATAGATGCATTATAACTATTATTAACATGTTTTTTTAAAGATTTACTAATAGATAATAATTCTTTATATTTCATTTTAATATTTGTATTAGCTAAATATAAAATTCCTACTGGTTGGTTTATTAAATCTTCACGCATATTATGGGTTGATAGTCTAGGATTAATACTAAAATCCATGTCCGCCCATGTTTCTCCCATTTTTTCTCTCATTTTTTTAGATATCCCCCAAGGGTGATTAATACTACTTGTCATATGTTTTTTTTAATTAAAATTTATAAATTGTTACTGTATATACGTCGTTTGAATAATTAGCTCTAATTGTTACATATCGATATTTTTCAATTAACATATCCATTACTAAACCAGGATGTACATAAAAAAACCCATCTACAATTTCATTGCCTATAGGTGATAATAAATTAAATGATACACAATTATTAGCTAATTGATACATTTTGTCTACATCATCGAATAATTTATGTAAATCTTTATCTTCGGAATCAAATCTACGTTGAGTAAAAAATCCAGAAGCAACAACCCAATCAGCAGTATCTAATTTTGCAGATTCAAATTGTTTATTTTGTATATTAATATCATATTTTTCTTTTGCTAAATTACACATTATTTTATTATAATCTAAACCTTTATATGATATTATTTTATTATTATGTATTTGTTTGATAAATCCAAATAAATCACCTCTACCAGAACCTATATCTAAAATAGTAAATAATTCAGGATCATAACCTATAATTAAATTTTGAAAAATATATTGTTGTTCTGAAATACTACTATACCCGACCGGTATCGGACTATGTAACATATATTTTTCGTCATTTGGTAATAATTTATCATAATCGCTATCTTCCAATAACATATTAGTTAATGATTCTTGATACATTTAATTTAAGATTTAAATTCTGGTAATAAATTATTTTCAACTAAATGTTTATATGGAATAGTAGTAGTAATTTCTCCAGTCTCACATAAGTTTCTAGTTAGAGTACGATTAATATAAATATTATTATTATTAGATGTATTTAACATTGTAATAACACTTCTATTTTCTAATAGTACATCATACATTGTTTGTTTTCTTAAAGAAAATTGATCTAAAACTACTCCTACATGATTTACATCATCTTTAGTTACTATAACGGTTGTTCCTGCTTTATATGACATTATTCTATGATTTTAATGATTCTACTTGAATTTACTGCTTTTACTTCGAAATCCATGGATTCTCCTTTAAAATCATTTATAACTTTAGCTTCAGCTTCCGTTACAGATAATGCTTCTACAAGATAGATTTCAGTTGCACTTTTTTCTTTAGTGCCTTTTGATGTGTCAATTAATTGCGTTAATTGCACTTTTGCTGTGTAATATGACATTTTTTAATTATTTTTTTATAACTTATTTATATTAATAATATATGAAATTTGATTATATTTTCAAAAATATATTATAATTATTTTTTTAAATATTTTTGTAATCGTTTTTGATTTCTATGAAATTCATATGATCGTCTAATTTGTTTATCTGTTAAATCAAAATTATGTTGCATTGTATCTAAAATATCTGCAATTAATCGTTCTTGATCTAATTTATTATATGTTTTCTTTGACATCATTGTTATTACACGTTTGAGTTGATGTATAAATTCTTTTGGAAGTCGCTGTAATGTTCTAGATTGACTAACATATATTTTAACTTGATCTGCTAGTTTTTGTTTACTTTTTTTTTTAGATCTCCGTTCGAGAATTATTTTTTTAGCAGTATTAACAGATTCATTAATAATATCTTTATAATTTGTTACCCATTCCATGGGAGGTCCTTCTAGAGCAGGCGGTGGCTCAGTACCACCCATATCTCCAGTTTCTCCTCCTCCTACTTCTGGTGTTTCTCCTCCTCCTACTTCTGGTGTTTCTCCTCCTCCTACTTCTGGTGGTTCTCCTCCTAATCCTTCAACATCTTCAGCTGAAAGTTGTAATTCTATAGTATAATCAGTATCACTTCCATATCCACCAGCTGGAACAAGTTTTATAATTTTATCTTTTAATAATTGTAATAGTAACCCCGGAGTACAATTAAATGCTTTTCCACTTCTTGCAATAAATTCACGAATTCCTATGTCAGACACACTATATAATATTCCAATTGTTTTTGATTTATGAGTATCAAAATTACCTAAAAATAATTCTTCTTCTTTTGAAAATGGCGAAAATGAATCATCGGTAGATTGTTCTTCTACTTCATCACCTTCTTCTTGCTCAAGAATTAATTTATTTAAAGTTTTATATATTATATGTTCGTTAATTTGTTTCATTTATTATTTTTTAGTTTCTGCTAATTGTGTAGATCTATATTTACTTGCTAATTTTCTTATTTCATTAATAGATTTTCTAGCTCGAACTGCTGCAGCTTTAACTCCTTTTTCTGAAAACCGATCATGATTTTCTTTGAAATTTAACCAATGGTCTTCCATAGTTTCAAAAATTTCTTTTGACGTCATAACATCCTTTTTTAATAATTATTTTGAAAAATAAAAACGATCCATGAATACGTCTAAATTTTCATCTTTTAATTTTAATATTTCTTGATTAATAAGTTTCACATGTACATTTTGATCATTCATATATATTTTTAATATATGATTAACATTAACATAATCTATTATTATAGTATCATTTTTGTCAATAATATGTAATTTTATAAATTTAGGCATTCAATGTAATTATAGGCCTAAAGGATTGTCTATACTTGGATCCTCACTGCCATCTCCCATTTTTCCTTGTTGTGTATTTAATGCTTTATGAGCTAACTGTAATACATTTTGCATATGATTATTCATTTTTTGTATAGAATCTATAGTTTCTACTGCATTATCACTTTTTCTCGCTCGACGATGCAATTTTATTGCCATTTTTTTATATAATTGCGTTACATGATCCAAATCCGGTCCGCCATTATTTCTGAAGTCGCTATGTGTTAACACATTAATATCTATAGATTCATCATCTTGTTCATTAATCTCTGTAGGTTCAACATCTTGTTCATTAATGGGTTTAGCATTATATGCAGCTTGAACGTCTGCTAATGTTGGTAATGGTTTACCTTCCTGTCTTTCCCACGCATAAGACTCAGTTAACATTCCATATTTTTTTTGTATTTTTTTTAATTTTGACATTTTAAATATCCTATTTTAATATAAATATATTACGCAGTTAATTTAGCTACTATATCATCAAACTCGTCTAGGCCTGTTTCTTGTTGAAATGAGTCACTATTCCAATATATGTGGTCAGCAGTTGTATCTGGGTCGTCAGTTTCAAATTGAAATTTATAATCTTTATTATCAACTCTACAACGACATTCTATTGTTGCTTTAACAAAATTTTCGCCTTCTTCTTCTAATTGATCTTTAATATCATCTTTTAAATCCTCATATGTAGTTGTTTTATTTGGAGGTGTGATTGTGACATTGCCAATATCTACACTATCAATATAAATTTCAAATTCTGGTTTTGTTACTGAAGTCATTGTTACTCTAATTCTGGCAATTTTATTTTGAGGATGGCTACTTATTTCACTAGCTATACCATTCCAAAAATCTTGATTAGTTATATCATAACTTGGGTAGAGTCTTTTATTCTTTTCAAACTCTTTAATATCTTCTGCAGTTACTTCTATATTATCATAGCGTTCCGGTTCACGTTCACCATCTTTATATCTCTTTTCAAATCTCAGATCATATTTACCAGGTAGTGGCGTTGGAAACTCATTAAGTTGTTCTAATAATATGTTTTTTAGCTTTATCATAATTTTTATTTATTACATTCCTTTCATTACACCACCAGCTTGTTTTGTTTTATCTATCGTTTTGTTAATAACCTTCAATAGCAATTCAGTAGCTTGTAATACATCTTCTCCTACCTCTTCTGCTCCTATTGTCGCGATCTTCATAAGAAGCTTATGGGCGTTTTGAAGATCTTGGGGACGTGGGAGAAATGGTAGTGGAGCCAATTTTTTGAGGTCATCATATGTTTGTTCATTCATACCTTTCATTGCATCACCAATTGCACCACCTTGTTCGATTTCTTTTTTTAAATCTTTCATCTTTTTTATCATTTCCGGTGAAAGCTTACTTAGTTTTTTAGGTGCAGCAATCATTAAGAGAAATTCTCCTAATTCTTTAAATATAGATGGATCGGTACCGATTGGTTGATCTTGTTCGTTTAGGTTCTTGGTTTTGAACCTTTTCATTTGTTCTTTAAATTTCTTCATATGATAATCCTATTTATAATAATAAATATAACAATAATATATTATACAAGTTTAAATGCTAATTTATATCTTTTAGTTTCATTTTCTATTTTTTCTGTCCATTCACCTATTATTACTTTTTTACCATTTTTAAATTTATAGCGATGTTTATCTAAAACTTCTCTAGGAAATTGTTTTATTTTTGATAAAAATACTTTCTGTCCTTCAGCTTCATATACATCTTCATTTTTTATAGGTTTTATATAGTTTAATTTTATTTTACCTAAATTAGGTTTTACTAGATATACTTCATATGTATGTCCCCATATAAGGTTTCCTTTTACCGCTTTTGGATATCTATCCATCATAGGAGATTCATTTAGATTTTTAGTTTTGAACCTTCTCATATTTTTTGCTAAAATATGTTTTTTCATACTAATTCCATCGCTTTTTATATTTAGTTCTTTGATCTATTAAAACATATTCTATTGTGTCATGCTTTCCGCAGTGAGGACAATTTAAATGTTCTATATTTTCAGCTTCATTAATTTTCCATTCTCCCTTGCACGAACTACATTTATAAATATATGTGTGCCGTATGAATACTTTGTGTGCCATTTTATGTTGTTCTTAAACTATTAATAAAATTAGCAATAGATTGAGCTAATCCACTTTGTTTTAAAATAGCTCTTACTTCATTTTCCATACCTATAGCACTTCCTTTATTATTTTTATTAGCTTGATTAACCCATGGTAATAATTGTTTAATATAATATGCAGTTATGCTATCAGCAGTTGCATTTGGACTATAGTCTGTACCTCCTTGGGCTTTTGTTAGACCTTTTTGCTTCCAATTTTTTCCTAATATACTTTTTCCTTTATTATTTGTAATTACAACTTGCAAGTGAGGCGCTTGTGGACTTGTTTTAAACTCAGCTTCTTGATTATAAGAAACTTTAACTTTAGATATAGTTCCATTTGTAAATAAAGTATATCCCTTTACTTGCATTTTATTTGCAATTTTTTGACTTAACATTTGTTGTGCTTTTTTGCCTTTTGACTTAACATCATTAGCAAAGCTTTTAGTTTGTTCTATTGTAGCTTTAGACACCATTCTTTGTTGTTCATCTAAAATATTTTTTAGTTTTATCATTTTAAATTCCAGGTTTAGTACGTTAGTACGTTTTCAACGTCCTTTCTATCTTAATTCAGTGTCATACCCACGTTCTTTTAAATACTTGTTTGAGTCAATAATATATTGTCTAGGTTCCGAAGTTCCGGTCTTTGTTACAGTAACAACGTATTGACCATTTAATTCGCGTCCTGTCCCATCTTGAACTTTAAGTTTATCACGAAATGAGCGATCGGGATTCATCATATCTCTATTTAAAATATTTATAGCATCCATTACTTCAGCTTCATCAGGTCCTACTACATCAAATTTAACATCAGTCCCGCTAACATCATTATCATCACCAGTTATTAATTCATATACACCCGGTGCCATGTAATTCAATATCTTTTTAGCCGCTTCAGCATACTCAGCATCTACTTTAATATATGCAGTTTCAGGTTTACCCTCATCATCTAGATCGTCGTCTTCATAGTCTATTTTGTAGTCTATATATTCGAGATTGGCCGGAGCAAAAAATAATCCAGCTCGTTTTCGAGGCATTTTAAATTTTAATACAGAACCAACATTCCCTATTTCCGGAGTGTTAGCATTGCCTAATGCAAACGCGCTATACTTAGCTAAATCTTCTATTCTAGTTATCTCTGTTCTAGGAGCATTTTGATCTTCTTGTTCTAAACCAAATATCTTACCGGTATATGCACCCATATCATCAGCTCT